GAAAATATTTTTCAACACCATCCTTATTAAATCCAGCTCCTATACTGGTTACTTCTATTCCTCTTGTTTCTGACCACTCAAATCCGTTTGGTCTAAGTGTTCCTATAATTCCTTCTTGTTGTGCGTTGATAACTGTTGTATCTGTATAAAATAATCTGTACTGAGACTTTTCTCTAATAACAACGCTTGATATTATATACTTGTCAATGTTTTCTGCTAACTGTGTAATAATAGGTTGGATAGCTTTACTAACTGTACCCAACTCAACGTCTCCAATTCTTGCAGTACCAGCAACCGTTCTTAATCCGTCTGGTGCTAAAAAGATAAGGTCACCACCTATCTCTTGAATACTGTAACCTGATAGACAACCAATGTTCTTTGCCACTGGAATTACTACTGGTGTACCGTTTATATCTTGTAGCTTAAATATACTGTTTCTACAAAATATAAAAAGTTCATTACGGAAACTTTTAATCCCTACTATCTGGTCTGATAAGGTTATAGAACCTGAACCAGTACCATTAAAAGTTGTAGGGTCTAATAATGTACTATAAAAAACTGTACTAAGATTATCTTCAACACCTGCAACAATTAAATGTTTATCGTGTATTTCAGAGTGGGTTGCAAACTTAGTACCTGTTACAGTAACTTCACCACTAAAGTATGTTCTAGTATTTATATTAGAACCTGTGCCTTCCATTCTAAAATAGTAAGGTTTGTTAGCTCCATCACAAATTACTAGTAGTCCATAATCATATGTAGGTCCTTCAAACAATGAAAAGCTAATCTTGCCTTGTCCTGTTCTAGTAAGTGTACTACGACCTGTAAAGGCTGTGTAGTTATCTCCACTAGCATCTACAGAACTTCTGCTTATGTTTAACCAACTTGTACCATCTTGACTAAAAAATATTCCTGTCGATGCACAAGCTACAACACCATCTCCATAAGGTATTACCCCATGAATAGTATCAGCACTACCACTTACCAGTGCAGCACTACCAGCTCCTAATCTACTAAAACCATTAATACGTCTATAACCACCTTCGATAGAAACTTCAAAGTTACTAAGGTCTGTAGCTACACCGGGAGTTTTAAGTAAGTCAATCTGATTAGAAGCTTTGACTAAACCACCGGCACATGCAACTGTATAAGGTTGTGATGTTGCCATAAATTAAAAGTACTTTCTATCGTCTGTCATAGTACGAGGAGTAGGATTAATCAAATTAGATTTCATGCTCCTCAATGCTTTCTTGTAATCATCCATAGCAAACGCTGCTTGTTGTGGAGATTCTTTGAACTGCCATACATAGTATCTTGTTTTAGCAGTTATAACATTCGTGTATTGTTCTGGGAATACAACGGTATCTCCATGAGCTGAAAGCTTTGTAGGCTTTTCAAACGCATAGAAGTGTACGTTATAAACTTTATCAGGGATTGGACTCAAGCCAAACTTCCTGCCATCTGGTGATTTAATAACTCTGCAAGGCTCACCATAAGCCTGTGAATCTGCATCGTCTATGTTTTCGTTGTCTCTGTAATATCTTTTCCAATCAGCTAAGTTTAAAAACTGTAGTCCTCTTGAGACAAAAGGAGCTGATTCACCACTCACGTTAATGGTGGTTAAATAAAAATCATCCCAATCTATCGAAGCGTAATCGTCTTGAACGCTTGAGCTACTAGCTTTTAACTCGTACCATCTAGTACCAGCCACTGTAGCCACTGTNNTACTTCGTTAGTTAAATCTAAATATGTTGTTGCCATTATTTACCTTTAGCTTTTAGTTTTGCTTTTTTACTTAAATCTTTAAAGTGAAATAGTTTTACACTTGTTTTTGTATGATTTGTATTAGTATGTAAATCTCCGTTAGGCATTTTATGAGTATTGCCTTTCCATTCAGTTCCATCTCTTTTGTAATGAGGTACGCCTTTCATACTAATTAATCTTTGCTTTTTAAGCTTTCGTTATAATCAGTTTTAGTCATGCATTGTTTTTCCATGTCTTGAATACTAGCATAACCACCTTTACCATACATCATGCGACCCATACTAGCTTGTTTTCTTTCAGGGTTTTTAGAACCATAAGCACGTTGTTTTCTTTTCATTCCATACATTTTCATAATAATTCCTTTTAAAAGTGGAGGAGTCCGGAAACTCCCCCGTTAGACTGTTTCGTCAATACCTTAAAACTGTATATTAACCCGCTTGAGTTGTTGTAATACCGTCTTGGACTTTACATTGTCCATCAAGATACCAGTTAGTGCCATCAGACCAAACATGAGCAAAATCCCCATGTACTGCTTTGTTGGCTACAAATGAGATAGTATCTGCATCTGTAACTGTTGCGACTGAACCTGCTGCATCTTCCGGAGAAGATATGTTACCTACAATAATATTAGCACTAGATGCTGTAACTACTGTATGTGTGCCGGTAGGCTCTGTTGCTCCAACATAGAACCAATACTCTAAACCTGCTGCGGGAGTAGGAAGAGTTTGAATTTTAGCTGCTGCTACATTTAAAATGTAACGTGTGCCTGATTCTGCTGCTGTAATTGTATTTGCTGCGGTGATTGCTTCAGTCTCTGAAGGTTGTTGAACTCTAGTAGCTAACTCACGAACATCAGATGTTCTTGCTGAGTTTCTACCAGTGTCTCTTATATTTACTGCTGCCATGTTATTTACCTCTTAGTAAAATTGTGCGTTAAAAAAAGAGGAGGAGTCCGAAGACTCCCCCAAAGTTGGTATTAGTCAATACCGTAGAAAGCACCTACAATTGCTTCTTCTCTAAGTACTTTCGCACCATAGACATGAAGACCTCTCACGATATCACCGAAAGAACTAGGGTCTCTAAGGACCTCAGTTGAAGTGATAGCTTGAGCTGTAGCTGTAGATGAAATATGTCCAGCCAAACATTTACCAGCAGCATTAGTTGGTGCAGCAATGTTGTTTGATTTATACATACTAAATCCACGTAGTTTTCCACTTGATACTAGTCCGTTTCTAATCGAACCTTGTCCACCATTGTAGTCTACTGACAACAATTTAGAACTAGATTGTCCTAGAACTTCATAGAAATCAGGACTTGCAACAAACCAACGACCTTCTTCAGGTACGTTCTGTTCGTCTAATAGTCTTGACATTCTACCCATAAGGTCTAGAGGGTCATGTTCGTTAGAATCAAAACCTATGTCTAGATTACCTGTACCGTCAAAAGTTCCAGCAGCTAAATCAGTAGCGTTGTCAGAACCTAAAACGTGGTTAGGTGATGAAGCAGACAATCCAGCAAACATAACAGCTAAGACAGCAGCATCATATGAATCTTTCAATGCATATGCAGCAGAGCTTGAAGCTACTTCTTTGAAGTTGACGTGTGACATTTTGCTCTCAATATCATCTACGATGAATTTAAAAGCTTTAGCACTGTCAACAACCAAAGATGTTTCTTGGTCTGTTAGTTTAGTGGCAGTAGTATCGCTACCTCTTGTGTAATCTGACACAGAGATAACGGGTTCTTTGATAATCTTTACAGAGTCTCCGTAAGCAGTGATCTCACCGGCATAGTCGGTGTTAGTAATAGCTTCGATAACAGACGATTTTCTAAAAAAGTTTAAAACCTTTTTAGAGTAAACCGAAGGTAAAAAGAAACTATTAGTTTGTCCACTTACAGAGTTTGCAAAGTTAGCATTAGTATCAGTTGAAGGTTCAAAATATTGAGCCATTTGATATTCTCCTAAGTTTTTAGTTAATAGTTAATTATTTTGCAATCCTGCCTTCTTGCATAGCTTGGCTTATCTCAGCTTCGTGCTTGTCAAATTCAGCTATAGACATTTTTGCAATTTCCCTTTCAGTCCAAATTTTCTCTTGCTGTGGTTCTACACTAGTTGTTTTAGTGGAAACCATATCAGCAGCAGATTTATTAGACTGTTTAGAACGTGACTTCTTCGGTGCAACATCCATACCAATATCTTTCTTAAACAAATCTAAAGCTCTTGAAGCTAGATCAGCATCGTCAGCATTGTTGTATACCCAATCTTGGATAAGATCGGAAGAGCGTCGTGTAGGGAAGAGTGTATGACTCGGTGTTGGCAGGAGCATAAAAAAAAATAAATATGAAAGCAATGAGG